GGTACCGCCTGGTCAGTTAAACATATGCTGTGGGCCGTTAGAATCATGATTAATGTTTACCGTTCAATACTATCCTGTGTTTGGAGTATTCGGACATTCATGAAATTGACCTTCCTGCGAGCCGTTGCTCCCCTGATCCGTGAACGCGCCCGGTTTATCACGTTGTTCACACCCATATCTCTTCCATGGCATCATCCCAAATGTGTTGGTGAACGGATGCCGAATATTCCATTTATTCAAAAGTTGTTGGTTAAATGGGGTTATGCAGAGATGGGTGGGTTGGCGTCTCGATCATCTGATGAATATTTGATCGAACGTCTAGATAATTATCTCCGAGATTCAGACTATCATTATCGAGTGTGCGTCACGTTTGTGACGGTTAATGATGTGTTACTGTTTTTGTTGTTCTTACTCCTATTAGCATTTGTGGGTTGGATAACAATCATGACTATTTCCGGGAAGTTGGGTTTCCTGGACTTTATGGGTAGACTAGTGCCAAGCCGTTGCATCGCTTGGTTTATGTCAGTGACCAAACAACCCCTACTTAACGTCAGTGTAGTGCGTAAGACTTTTACATCGACTGAAGGAGTGAAGCTGAAGAAGACGAAGAACCATACTCATCCGCAGGCTGCATCAATACGCAGCGCGAGTAGTGCAACGATCCAATTAATATGTGGATTGCTAGGTGTCCCAGCTTACTTTGTTCAGAAGTCCAAAGCAGACGTTAGGAAAGGCAGAGTGGGGTCACGAACATACCATTGGGGCAAAGACGTAGGAGTACTTCCGTGTGAGTTTAATCCACCGAAAGACTGCGTTGTTGCCTTAGTGGATGTCGACCATTACCTCGATATGCCGCATCTCTTAGCAGCGTATCCTCACACCTACATGATATCAACGTTTCAACCTCGTGTTGTGGCAGCTGAATGCGGGGAATATTCCTTTACCTTCGATCGGGAAAATCGAATTGATTATAAAGTGTCCGGTGGGGCCAATTATAATCATCGCATTTGGAATTATGCAGGTGACATCTATACAGTGTCAGCACGAATTTGGTTCGGGTTGGGAGTGCGAACTACTGTATACAATATTGATAGAAGACAAATTGGTCCGCACCATCAGATCATTTGTCTTACTCCTTCAAAAACTTTTGTTACACCTATCTTCAATTTGTCTTGGCTATTACCATCAGACACACTACGGTATTACGACGTGGTGAAAGGTGAATTCTTACGGATGACTATTAAGGAACCTGTTGGAACGAAG